GAAAGCTGTTCCAATCAGCTATTTTATAAAAAGAAGGCCATGAATATTCTTCCTGACCTACAACCAATGTATCTGTTTCTTCAGCAGCATTAAAAGGCCACTCAAACTCAGCTTGGTTTATCTTAGCAACCGCTGCTTTCACTGCATCCTTAACCAATGCTTGAACGCCAGTAACTGAATCAAAAGCACCTTCCGCAACTTCAACTTCGTTTAGTCGGCGTAGTACTTGATTACATAAACTTATATAGGTGCTAGGCATATTGTACCCTTAGATAGAGGAATGGGGCTAACAGATTAGCCAGCCCCATAAAAAGTTTAAGCTGCGTTATATTTCGCAGTAACCAACGCTTCTGGGCGTAGGATTTTTCTACCGTAAAGGTGCATACCTCTAACGATGTCTGCAAAGCTGTCTGGATCACGGTATGTTTCCGTTTTGTTGATCTGTTCTGCTGTTGCCACCGCTGAGTCATGTCCAGCTACGATAACACCGAAGTTAGCGTTTTGGTTAGCTGCACCAGATGTTCCTGGGCCAGTACCAACTGCTGGTAGGTTTGATGATGTATATACACGGAAGCCGTGGAAGTTATTTAACACCAATCCATTACGAAGCGCACCTGAATCACCGTAATCGGCATTCAAGAAGCGTGAATCTTCGTCAGCTAGTAGTTCCATAAATACTGGATCTACACATAACCAACGACCTGCTGAATCAACTTGATTTTGATCCAATAGACGCTTCATACGAGCTACAACCATTGCTGGTGAACATGTAGCTGTAGGTAGTGCTGTTGCACCTGGTAAACGTGCTGCTAATGGGATCGAATGATCTCCAGCAGAAGTTGTTGTAATGTTACCAAATGAACCTTTGTTTAACTTCATTGAAGCTAACAATTCGTCAGAACCTGCTGCTGAATCCGCTTTAGAACCATTTACTTGGTCGTTAACTGCGGCTGCATTAGCATGTAGAGCAGACTGCTTATAACCTGATAAATAGCCAAGAACTTCTTGGTCATACTGATCAGCTAAACGGTGTGCTGCACGGTCTGTTGCAAGAGACATGAAATTGACATGCGAAAATTGATCTTCGATATCATCCATTTTAAATGCAAAGTAGTTAGCTTTGTCGATTGTTAGTGAGAAATCTGCATCAGTTAAATCTTGTGCAGCGATGGTTGTCCCACGCTTGTACTGCGACACAGAAATTTCTGGTTCTTTGATAATACGAACTGTATCACCTTGGGATGCAATTTCGCCAAAGTAATCAGAGTTAGTGATAGCACCCGTAACAGTATTCTTGCGGAATGCGAGTTGGACTTTCTTCGAATAAATTACACTCGAAAAATTTCCTGAGTTGAGGTTGGTGTACCCCGATGCTTTTGCAATTGCCATTGTATGTACTCCTTGTGAAATGGCTAGGCCGTAGCCTGAACAAAACCGAAGAGGACAATTAAGTGGCAGTGATAAATAAGGGTGCGAATAACTATGAAGTTGCAACTAAATAGCAGACGGGCCTCAACACACTGGTAGACTAAACGTCGATATTCTTCTGTATGATATTAAGACATAGAGGTAGACCGTAAGGTGGCTCTATTCTGTAGTTGAGAAATTTAGCTCTCAGAAGATATGTCTTTAGAAGACGTATCATTAAAAAGCTGGGAAGGGGCGACAGTATATCCTTCGCCTCTTCACCTTTATTATAACATTAGTTAGGTGTCATTGCAACACCCTATCTAGCGCCACCACTTAGGTCATAATCAAAGTTACCAGTTTGCATAGCTTCTTCAATTGCTTCTACATGCTTACCAAATTCAATATTGCTCATTTGCTGTACTTGGCTTTCAGAGAACGTAGCTCTTCCTGCGGCTTTAGGTGTAGATGATGATGTTCGACCTACAGAATGTGCTGCTGATTTAGATTTAGATTTTGTAGTAGATCTACTCATATCGTATTTATATAAGTCAATAGCACGAGAAGCGGATCTAGCATCAGAATTGTTTTTATACAGAGCATTTTGAGTATCTATAGTTTGTTCTGCTACCCAATCATGA